CTAACCCGCCGGCAAATAACGGCGGTTCACCAAATATTAAAAGCCGTGCCGCGATGTTAGAAAAACAATATCACGGCAATATATACGGAGAAGCCCCAAAAGCAAATAAATAATAGAAGATGGGAGGAAAGTAAATGTCTTTTATTTTTGACAAAGAACAGGCAGGAACTTACAGACCAGGCTGGTTCCTTGCTGTAGATGAGCCTGTAACAAGAAAGACTAAGCAGATTGCTCAGTCCGGGGCAGTGACTGCCGATGACGGTGCAAAATATGTTCCTATGGGAACGGCATGGCCGTCAAATGATGCAAATGCGGTCGGCATCGTATATGAAGACGTAGATGTGACAAGCGGTGATATGCCTGGATCTGTGGTAATGGGCGGAACAATTTACGAAGATAGACTTGCTATTGTAAGTTATTCTTACAATTCCGTTACGCTAAAAGACCTTGTAAGTCCGAAGGCAAACGGATGGCAGGAAAGAAGCGGTTCTTCACCAAATTACACTTACGCCGATTCAACAGATACTACTGTCAACACAAGTAAGACATATTATCTGCCTGATACAGACCATACCGCAGTAACAAATTATGCGGCAGAATTAAACCCTGTTGAAAAAGGTTGGTATGAAAGTGATGGTGGCACTGGTTATGAATTGTCAGATGATACAGTAGCAAGCACATCAACAACGTATTATACCAAAGACCCGAACAGACTTGCATCTGCTGCCAAGACCGCGCTTGCCGCACTTGGGTTCAAGTTTATTACGGAATCTACCGTAACAAGACCGTATTAAGATTGGAGGATAAGATTTATGCCTGATATCAGATGGGAAAATAATATTCAGGGATTTATCCCGAATGAAGATTGGCTCAATATTGGTTTTTCTGTTGAAAGACAGAATGACCCCGTTGACACAATCCTTGGCGATGAAAAAACAGATAATCTCGTTGCGAGATGGGAATCTATCGCAAGTCAGTATCAGATTCCAATGATGGCGCAGTTCCACGGATTTGATACAGAATCACAGAAAACGTTCAGAATTCCGATCGATCATAGAAACATTGAGAAGGGTCTGATCAAAGTAAAGATCAATCAGTCAGAAAGACTTAGAGCCCTTATGAGAACCGGAGTACAGGGAGATACCGCGCTTTATGATTACGTCATGAATGACGGTATCAGACTTGCCGATCAGGTATTTACTAGATCGAAGGTTGCCAAAAACGAACTTCTCGCTACAGGTAAAATTACAATTAAGGAAAATGATCTTGATTTGACCGTTGATTATGGGGTTCCAGAAGAACAGACATCATTGACACTCGACTTTGGCGCTGGAGCAGCAAAAGATATTCCATCACAGCTCCAGGACATTATTGATGATGCAAAAGACGTTGGTGTTACAATTAATGGAATGTATTGCGCATCTGCTACTCTGACAAAGATGAGAAATAATGCAGAACTTCAGAAGGTCATTAACGGTAATATTGGCGCTGGCGCCCTTTTGAGAAATACGGATCTCACAGCATATCTTAATGATGAATTTGGAATCAGTCAGATTCTGACAAATGATATGGTTTATGGCGCATCTGCAACATTTGGAGAAGATGGAAGACCAAGTATTGTAACCAATAGATATTATCCACAGGATAAGGTGACATTCTATGGAACAGTCGGCGGAGCAAGACTTGGTACCGGTCTGTGGGGCAATCCGCCTGAAGCAGACGCTGGAAGATTTTTCGATGTATCTACCGCAGGATCAGTTTCACCATATGTATATGTAATGCAGTGGATGGAAACAGATCCTACTGTACTGTGGACAAAAGCCAGCGCGCTGTTTATGCCGGTGCTCTTTAATCCTAATAGTTTATTTATTGCTACAGTAACAGAAACTCCTGGTGCATAATCATGAAATACAAAGTGATAACTCCTTTCGCTGATCTTCAAGATAAAAAACATAAGTATGAGACGGGGGATATTTTCCCCCGTCAGGGCTTAAATGTTTCAGAAGATCGCATAAAGGAATTGAGCGGATTGGGTAACAAAGCGAGAATAGTTTTGATTGTTCCTGTCGAGGAACCCAAACCTGCTAAAAAGAAAACCACGAAAAGGAAAAGTAAAGATGCTGACAAAAATATGTAAAGAACTTAATAACTGGTTCGACAAAAATAAAATATTCGGCGAATTTACTATTGAAAATGGAGAACTGATTGGAGCATCAAAAATATTACAAGAAGGTCAATACTTTCGTATAGTAGGGAGCGTTTTTAACGACGGGGTACATCTGCACGGCAGTGAAGATTTAGAAGATGAACACTTCGATGGGGCAGTCTGGACAATGGCTGTGCCTCCTTCAGTCATTGAACTTTCAGAAAGAATTTCAGACTGGCAGGGTAAATATGGCGGCATTGACAGTCTTGCAATGTCGCCTTTTCAGTCTGAATCATTTGGCGGTTATAGCTATACAAAAAGCGGCGGATCTTCAGATAGTAATTCCGGACCATCATGGAAAGATGTTTTTGCCAATGAATTAAATCAATGGAGGAAAATCTAGTCATGAGTTTATTGTTAGACGCAATGGAAACATGCGTATTTCTGAATAAGACAAAAGAGCCTGATGGATACGGTGGTTATAGAGATGCCTATACAGACGGTGCTGAGTTTGATGCGGCAATTGTGTTTGATACATCGATCGAAGCACGTGTAGGTGAGAAGCAAGGCGTTACAAGTCTGTATACTGTGACTACAAGTAGAGCCATGACGTTGGAATATCACGATGTTTTCAGACGTATCAGAGACGGCAAGGTTTTTAGGGTAACAAGCGACGGAGATGACAAGTATACTCCTGCGAGTACGGCACTAGATATGAGACAAGTAACGGCTGAGGAATGGGAGCTGACAGGTGATAGCAATGGATAAGTGGCAAGCATTACAATCATTTTGGGAATCGTTTGAAATCCCTGCATATGATGAAGCTACAGTTCCTGATGATGCTACAATGCCGTACATCACTTACAATGCTACAGTAGACAGTCTGAACCGCTCTGTAATCATGACAGCTAATATTTGGTACAAGACAACTTCATGGTCTGAAATAAGTAAAAAAGCGGATGAGATTTCTGATGCTTTAATACAAGTAAAAACGATTCCATTAACAAAAGGTTTTCTTTATTTAACAAGGGGCAATCCATTTGCCCAAAGAATACTTGATGAAGATGATACAATAAGACGAATTTATTTAATTATAATGGCGGAATATTTAACTCCGTAGAAAGGAAATTATTATGGGAATGTTTACCGTGATCCCACAGGACACATTTGAATCTATGCAGTTGGACGCCGGTGTTATTTTGACAGCATTTGATCCAGCTAATCCGGCGGCACCAGATGATGAGGATATTGTTTGTGCGACAACGGGTGGTATTAATGTAGTGTGTCAGCCAGAGTATTCAGACCTTGGCGAAGATGTAGATAATGTCCCCGTAAACATGAAAGAGTTAAAACATCTTGATTCTTGGACATGTTCAATTTCGTTCACGTCACTTGATACAAGTGCAGAGGGGATCAGGCTTGCGCTAGGAGCGGCTGATATTACTGTTGCAAGTGGTAAAATTGTGCCGAGAAAAGATCTCGAGCAGACAGATTTCTCGGATGTTTGGTGGGTCGGTGATAAAGCCGATGGCGGGCTTGTCGCCGTAAAGCTGAAAAATGCGTTGTCAACAGAGGGATTCAATCTGCAGACAACTAAAAATGGAAAAGGGCAGACCTCATGTACGCTAACCGGACACGTTTCAATCGATGCACAGAGTGAAATGCCGATGGAATTTTATTCGCTTGAAGCACCAACTGTAACGTATACAGCAGCGACACTTACAAGTGCGGGATTTAAGTACGGAGAGACTTATTACACAAGATCTGGCGCTGGGACAACAGCAAATCCGTATGTCTATACACAGGTGACGAAGGATGCAGTATATGACAGCGAAGAAACGTATTATGTGAAGTCATATTCATAAAAAGGGAACATTATGAGAAAATTATCTGAAATCAAAGGCGAAGAAGCGATTGATGTATTAGCAGAAATATTAGTGCCGATTACGACAATAGCAAATGATGAAGAAGTAAAAAATGGATTCGAAACTAGTGTTGCTATGTGTGTAAGTATAGCACTGAAAAAGCACAAAGATGAAGTTTTGGATGTGTTGAGTGTCATTGATGGTACTAACAAGGAAGAGTTTGTTGAGAACCTCAATTTACTCACACTTCCGACTATGATGATTGATGTGCTCAATGAGCCGATGGTACAAGAACTTTTTCAATAGCACAGTCAGAAAAAAGAACTGAAATATTCTGGCTGTGCTATGGGAATTACCGCGGCAAAAAAGATATCCGTTTATTTTTAGCGTATTTACAAGCGAATTATCATAAAAATAAAGATGAACTTCAATTAAATCTTTATATATCGGATTGTTTGTATAATATAAATCAAACGCTAGCATATGTATATGGCGGAAGATATATGAAAATATCGTATAAAGATATCATTATTCCGCAAAATAAAATAGAAACTCGTACCGCGGATCAAATAATCGGCGGTATAAAAACAAAATTAAATGCCATAGGAAATGAGTAATGAGTAACGTATTTGATTTAGGTGCCACATTATCATTAGATAAGTCTGATTATGATAATGGATTGAAGGATGCGAGCAATAAAGCGTCTGCATTCGGATCTAAATTTAAATCTGCAATGAAAGCTGGCGCGGTTGCGATTGGCGCAATAGCCGCTGCTGCTGGTGTTGCCACTATAAAGATAGGCAAAAGTGCATTGTCAGCATATGCTGATTATGAACAACTTGAAGGCGGCATAAAAAAACTTTATGGAAATATGGGCATGTCTGTTGAAGAATATGCAAAATCCGTAAATAAAAGCGTCAATGAAATAAATAAAGACTGGGAAAGAAATGAAAAAGCACAAACACTCGTATTTGAAAACGCAAAAAAAGCATTTCAAACTACAGGGTTATCTGCCAATCAGTACATGGAACAGGCCACGTCTTTTTCTGCCTCATTAATTAATTCTCTTGAAGGAGATACAGTAAAAGCCGCCGAACAAACAGATGTTGCGATGCGAGCAATATCTGATAATTATAATACTTTTGGCGGAGATCTCAATAATATTCAATATGCATTCCAAGGTTTTGCCAAACAAAACTATACGATGTTAGACAATCTTAAACTTGGATATGGCGGAACAAAAACAGAAATGGAAAGATTAATTGCTGACGCCAATACGTGGGCCGAAGAAAATGGCAAAGCGGCGGATCTTTCTATTGATAGTTTTTCTGATGTAGTTACTGCAATTGATTATATACAACAAAAACAAGGAATTGCCGGTACTACAGCAAGAGAAGCATCTACTACTATTGCCGGATCAGTCGGGATGGTAAAAGCGGCATATGAAAATTTAATATCTGGTTTAGCAAATCCAGATGCGGATATAAGTCAACTTGTAAATGATTTAGTATCTTCAATAGGAACTGCCGCCGGAAATATTATGCCGGCAATTAAACAATTGGCGGAGGGTTTTGGTAGTGCGTTATCAGAATTAGCACCTAGCATCATAGAGGGAATACCGAATATGATGTCTAGCGTATTGCCAATGATTATTGATTCAACTGGCCAAATGATGGGAGTAATACTTGAAACGCTTCGGTCTACTGGCCCACAGCTTATGAGCGCCGGCGCTGATATAATGTTGGCTATCATTGATGGCGTAAAGTCGAATGCATCTACTTTTATTTCAACTGGTTTAAATTCATTAGTTAAATTTAGTAATTCATTTAAAAATGGAGCTGGTAAGCTTGTAGATCTTGGTTTACAATTAATAAAAACATTGGCAAATGGTATAATACAAAATATACCGACATTTATACAAACCGTTCCTGTTATCATTACAAATTTTGCTAATGTAATTAATGAAAATGCGCCAAAAGTTATAGCTACAGGCGTTTCAATTTTAATATCTCTTATAGCCGGTATAATTAAGGCGATACCTACACTGGTTGCTAATATACCAAATATTATTAAAGCCATTGTTGCAGTTATAACGGCATTTAGTTGGGCATCACTCGGATCTAAACTCATAAAAGGAATCGCAAATGGTATTAAACACGCCGGATCATCATTAAAGGGCGCAGTTAATAAACCAATTAACGCTGTAAAA